CTAATAGTCTGTTAATTTTCAATTGTCCCGTGCCATCAGCAGTAATAACAACGTCACCACTACTGGCGCTTGTGATTGTTTTTCCGTTAACATCCAAGTCGCCACCTAGCTGTGGGGTCAAATCATCAACAACCGCAGTCATGTATCCTGCAGAACCAGATGTTGTTTGTAATGCGCTGTAAGTTGAACCATCATTGGTTAGTTCCCAATAGCCTGCACTTTCGTTCCATCGCAATGATACTGTATTGGCCGACCCTCTGTCAACTTCAATACCACTGTATACACCAGTAACACCTGTACCAACTTCTCCACTATTTAACGTAATGGATCTATCTGATATAGTAGTTTCCGTTGTGTTGACAGTGGTCGTTGAACCAGTCACAATCAAATTGGCATCAATGGTAACACTACCTGTTGCTGCCAATGTATAGTTGCCTTGTATTCGTTTAGTAATGCTCATAGTTTATTTGGGGTTTATGTTATTTATCATTACTAGAAAGTCATTATACAAGGATTCCGAGTAATTTGAGCCAGCCCACTCAACGGGCGTATATGCGCCATCGTTTACTAAACGTATGAAATTTTTATTTGTATATTTTTCAATTATTTGAGCTATTTGCTTGACCCAATTGCCATGAAAAGTAGCCTTGTCATTGGATGTTTTATAATGTGTAGTATTTGCATAGACATTGTTGAACTTTTCACCTAAACCAATTAAATCAAAGCCTGCAAAGTATATAGTGGTTGCTTGGCTTAATGCGGCGTATGTTAGAGCTATTGGTCCACTGCTAAATCCGTAGTTGTGTTCTATTTTTCTAGAACCCTTCCCTGATAGAGGCTTTCTAGTATAGTGTAGATTTGTTAATGGGTACCTAGAATTTTGTATTTCTTCACTTATCCCGGGATCCGTTGATACTAACACATCAGGAGTAAATTCTCTATAAAGTGCATTACACCCATATACTGTTCCTATCTTTTTTAACTGATCCAAATCTAAAACCAGTCTACTAGTCCCATTTCCTAATACAAATGCTATATTTTCCATACTTTATATTTACATGAAAAAAGCCGCATAAAGCGGCTTTTCTATAACAAATAAAAGTTATTTTAGTTGTTCGCGATTTGCACTTTAGAGTTTGTTGATCCGATTGCAACTGCGGCATCGAAGCTCCAACGTACACGCTGTGCCAAACCATCAACTAATGGCCACTCGTGCCCAGCGGCGCCATATGGTTCCAAAACTGCTGTGCGAGATGTTAATTTAGTAACGTAGTAAGTCTTGCCAGAACTGTCAGTAGCGGTAATAGTCATTTGACCTAATTCTCCCAATACTGTTGGTTCTGCTGGTGCAGCCGCAACTAGGATACAACGACCTGTGCCTTGTGCTGTTTGCACTTTATAAACATTACCATTAACTTGTTTAATGATATCACCGCCCACACTGCTGCCGCCACCTGCTGTATTGTTCAAGTCTCCGTTTGTTTTTGCATTAACCCATGCGTAGGCGGCAATACCGTTTTGACGGCTAGTTGTTAACACTGCTGTTAATGTTAGTGTTGTTTCTGTTCCGCCAACTGTTGTGATTGTTAACGTTGGTGCAGATGTGTATCCAGAACCGCTGTCAGTCACTGTAACACCAGTAACTGCGCCGCCTGTAACTACTAATGTACCTGTAGCAGTTTGACCGCCAGCAATTTGTGGTGCTGAAAATGCTACGGTATCTGTTGTATCATCATAACCTGCGCTATCGCCAGCAACTACTGTTACACTAGCGACGCCTTCACCACCCACGCCTTCATTGTCGTAGTTAGTATTGGCAAAATATTTTTTATTTAAAGGACGTCCCATTTTATTTTCTCCTTAAGAATTAATGGCGTTCTAGGCCATACGCGGTTGGATTTCCGCATAAAACTTACACTGTGTAAGTCGTACTATGTATTTAGCAAGCCATGAAAAAGAGCACCGAAGTGCTCTTTTCATTACTTTGTGTAAAGTATCAATCAGTGATTAGCTGAAAGACAAGTTAGACATTGTGATTTCGCCTAGGTAGTCAGCAGCGTTACCGAAAGATGATGCTGTGTTTGTCAACTCAACATAACCATAACGTGTCATGAAGCCTACTACTGGCTCTAGAGTAGCTGGGTCTAGAACAACACCAGAACTCATCAATGGTACGTATGGGCAGTAGAACGCAGCAGCGTCTGCCTCAGATGTACCTTTGTAACCAACTAGAACTGGAGTGGTGTCAGAAGCGTATGAGTCAACATAAATCTTCATAGCACCGTTCAATGTACCAACAAACTTAGTGTTTGTAGGTGCTTCAAATGTACCTTCTGTGCTACGTGCAAAAGCAGATGTAGTAGCAGATTGTAGAACTGTCAATGCAGCTGGAGATACAACCGCCCAGTTACCAGCACCACGACGTGTGCGTTGTGCAATCTTGTTAGCAACACGGTTGATTAGAACCGCTAGAGCAGCGTGCTCGTCACCAACGAATGTAGCTGTACCAGATACAGCAGCCTGGTTGTATGCTTCTTCTGTAGCAGCCAAACCACGTAGAGAACCTAGAACTTCTTGGTCGATCTCAACTGTGATTTCTTGTGCTAGAGCAGCCATGATTTCTGCTTCAACGTCCAAGCCGTGCATAGCTTGTGCGTCTTGAGCAGCTTCAAATGTCCAACGTGCTGACAACTTACGTGTTTTAGCTTCAACAACTTGCTTTAGAATTTGAACGTTGATCTTACGACCTGGGGTGCCTTCTAGGCTAGATGTAGAACTTGCTTTACCAGTTGTGCTGTCACCAGAATATGCGTTAGCAATCTTGAATGGTGATAGTGCTTCGTCACCAGCTGTTGTGTCTGTGTTACCAGACGATGTGTCGTTCATTGTCTCAGCATAACGTACACGTAGTGTATGAATCTGAGCAACAGGACCTGTCATTGGTTGTACACCAACGATTTCGTTAGCAATAACGGTTGGCATAACACGTCGGATAACAGGTAGAATTACACGGTTTAGTGTAGCTACGTTACCAGCAGCAGTTGCGCCAGCTGATGCACTTTCTGTCAAGTGCTTCTTTGTGTTCTCTAGAACAGTTGCCATTGTTGTACGGCGTGAACCTTGTAGACCTTCTAACAGGGCTTCTTTGGTTTCAACCCAACGGCCTTCTAATAATTGTTGTGTCATTTTAGTTTTCTCCTATGTGTTAACACTAGTTACTTTAGCCCTGCTAAACGCTTTAGAGCGATAACGTTACTGTTATCTTCTTCTACAACGTTAACTTTAGCAGTTTTATCACCAGTTACTTCTTTACGGCTCTCTGCTAATACAGACTTCTCAGTCTTCTTAGCGGCGCCATTTCCTAATACTGCTGGTAGATACTTATCAAATGCAGACTGTAACTTTGCGGTCTGTACTGATTCGAGAAGTTCGCTCATAACTGCGGCTTTCTCTTTGTTTAGATTCTTTAACAATTCGTTCATTTTTTCTGAACGTTCTGTTGACTCTTTGATAATTTTGATTTCTGCTTCCTTAGATTCGACTAAAGCAGACTTTTCCTCAGCTTCGCGCTTGGCTTCCATGATTTCTGCATCTTTAGCAGACAACATGTCCATCAATTTTGCAATTTCCTTATTCTCATTTAACTGAGTTGCGGCAAATTCGCTTGCGAACGCTTCGAATAGACGACGACCGAACATGTTTTCACGTGCCGCGGTGATGTCTTCTTTTAACTGTGTCATTTCAGCTGTTAATTTCTTAGCAACAGATTCTTTGACTAGACGAGCAGACTTCTCAACAAAGTTAGCTTGTAACTCAGCTAGTTTTACCTTAGCTTCTGATACTAGTTTAACTTTAGTAGCGATAACGTCTTGCTTATCCTTCTGGAAATCAGCGATTTCTTCAGTTAGTTGGCTTTCAACGAATTGTTCTAAACGTTGTGTTGCTTCTGCTTGCATCTTACGATCTGCACGTAGTTCTTTGATTTCTTCGGCTAGTTTACTAACCATGAAGTCATTAAATTTCTTTACAGATTCTTGCATTGCAAGTTTAGCAGCTACACGCTCTTCAGCGATAGCAGCCTTTTCACTTTGGAATTCTTGGATTTCCGCAGCCAGAGATTCAGTAACCATTTTGTCTACAGCTTCGACCATTGTTTGCTTATCGTGTTCGTAGCGATTAGCGAATTCCTCACGCAATTCAGCACGTAATTCATCACGTGCTTCAGATAGCTTGGCTTCCCATGCTTCTGTGATTGCTGTCTGAGTTTCTTCGTTAATGATGCCACTATCCAATAATGGTTTGATAGCGTCTAACATTACTTTTTCTCCTGTATTTTTAAGTCCTTGATTAGACGCAGAACGCCTTCTTTCAAGTACTTCTGGACTCGTTGATCTGCACTTGCTTCTTTAGCTATTTCGAGAACCTTATGTCCATTACGCATGTTCAATAGGCTTTCGTAAACTGCCTTGGGGTATGCGCCCGGAGCACTGGGTTGTGCTACAATATCAACGGTGACTATTTTAAAGTCACTAACATGACCAGTAGATTCGCTGACATTGCCAGATCCTCTGCTGGATACACCTAGTTTAACATCAACGGATAACATAGTTTCAACTAGTTTACCGATTGGTGTTGGAAT